TTAGGAGATGGTGGTGACGTAGATAGATTTGTAGACGGATTAGACTCTACATCTACTGGTCATGGTGCTCAAGTTGCTAACGCTTCAAACGTAGGACATGTTTATGGTTCTGCTGACACAATTGATGTCAAAGTGTTAGGTGCAACTGATAACGCAAGTAAGCTCAGAGTATGGGCAATTATGTGTGATGTAAGTGGTTCAGATGAAACTGCTTCTAACAGCTCATAAGATAAATTAAATTAAGGGGGCTTTTTGCCCCCTTTTTAAAAGGAACTGTATGACTGAATGGGATATGACTGCTAGCCAAAAAAGTGAAATTTTTGATAACAGTGATAAAGATTTAGAAAAAAGAGTAATTGATTTAGAAAAAAAATTAGATGAACTTATAAAATTATTGGAGAAAAAAAATTGATTAAACCGTGTGATTGTGGAAAAGAATTAGAATGTACATGTACGCCGTGTATTACATGCGGTGCATTAAGAATTAGTGATTGTGTGTGCCCCGAGGAGTGTGATTCCTGTGGAGCTTAAAAAAATAAAAAATACAAAATATAAGACTAAATTAAAAACTAAACCAAAAGTTAAACTAAATTGTATAGGCTACCCAGAGAATGACCCTTATGGATTAATAGCGGCTTTTTGGACAATATTTACTAAACCAACGGAGAATAAAAAAAATGGCTAAACGAGGACTATACGCTAATATTAATGCGAAAAAAAAAGCGGGAACGAGTAACCCTAAATCAAAATCAACTATATCACCAGAAGCTTATGCTAATATGCAAGCAGGTTTTCCTAATTCTAAAAAAAATAAAGCTAAGAAAAAAACTGCAACAGCAATGTATGGCGGCACAATGAAAAAGAAAAAGAAAATGATGGTAGGTGGCCAAGCTAAATTAGATGTAGCAGAACCTAAAGGTAAATTAACTGCGGCTGATTTTAAAAAACTTGGTAATAAAAATAAAAAAGCAACTGCAACAGCAATGTATGGTGGTAAAATGAAAAAACCTACTAAGAAAATGTATGGTGGTAAAATGAATATGAATAAAAAGAAAGGCAAATAATGAAAGGCGTAAAACATTACACAAAAGATGGTAAAGAGTGGAAAGGTGCTACTCACAAAATGAAAAATGGTATGCTACATACTGGTAAGACGCATACAGCTAATTCTAAAAGATTATATCATTTTAAAGATTTATCTGCAAAAGCTAAGAAAGTAGCGAGAGGTTAATGGTTGCTAAAAAATACCAAAATCCTAAAGGCGGATTAAACGAAAAAGGAAGAAAGCATTTTGAAAGTAAAGATGGCGGCAATTTACGTTCACCATTAAAATCTGGAACTAGCCCAAGACGTGTTTCATTTGCTTGTAGATTTGCAGGAATGAAAGGCCCTATGAAAGATTCTAAGGGAAGACCAACCCGTAAGGCACTAGCACTTAAAGCTTGGGGTTTTGGCTCAGTTGGTGCGGCATCTAAATTCTGCCAAACCCATAAAAAATCTTGACAAAACAAGGATTTAGTGTATAATATATAAAGGGAGACATGAGTACAACATATTTAGCATTAGTAAATAATGTATTAAACGAATTAAACGAATCAGAGTTAACATCTACTACTTTTTCGAGTAGCCGTGGAATACAGACATCTGTTAAAAAGTTTGTTGTAAAAGCTATGCATGAGATATACAATAGTATATCCGAAATACCAGATTTATATATATCCACTACACAAGATACTAACGCAGGACAAAGAGAGTATGCTCTTCCTAGTACTGCATCACCACAAAGTACAGACTTACCTTACAGAAAGATGGATTGGCAAACTTTTAGGTTGGTTCCTAAAGAGCTAACTACTAATGGAGAGTTTACTAGTAATATTAATAGTTGGACTACTATAGCAGGGGCAGGAAGTGCGGCGTATAATAGTAGTGGTAATGGTAGAGCAAGACTAAATGATTTTGCTATATACCAAGCTTTATCTACTGTAGTAAACAAAGATTATAGAGTACAAATAAGAGCTTTTGATTCTAATAGTACTGGGCAGGCTTTAAAAGTACAAGTAGGTACTGCCGCAGAAGGCACACAAAATTTAAGTACAACTTTAACAGTTTCTGATTTTGGTGCAGGAGCAGTTTTAGATACATCATTTACTGCAACAGCACAAACAAGTTACATAACTATAAATAATACATCAACAGCTACAAACATGGATGTTGATTATGTTAGAATATCTGAAAATATACCTGTAAAAAAACTACGATATATAACTTACGATAACTATAATCGTATGTTTTTAGAAAGAGATTTAAATAATAATTCATCTTCTTATGGTACTCCAGATATAGTTTACCCAACACAAGATAAAAAATTTGGTTTATCACCAGTTCCAGATGCAAGTAACTATACAATAGAATATGAATACTGGAAAGTGCATACTGATTTATCAGCACATGGTGATACAATGGATTTAGATGATAGATTTAAAGGTATTATAATTAATAGAGCAAAATATTATGCTCATATTTTAAGGTCAGATTTACAAGCGGCACAGCTTGCTGATAGAGAAGTTAAAGAAGCTTTAAAAGCTATGCGAGTAGAATACATTAATAATGCATCATACATGACAGACCATAGAGTTAATCATGGAGGTCGTGTAGGTTCTGGAGTATTTTAATGCCATATACAGGTATGCAAAAACCTATGGTAGTAAGTTGCTCTGGCGGCTTAGTACTAAACAAAGATGTTTTTGCTATGCACCCCGGAGAAGCTTTACAACTGCAAAATTTTGAACCAAGTATTGAGGGTGGTTACAGAAGATTAAATGGAACAACGTTATATAACTCAACAATAGTTCCACAAGTTTCAGCTTCTACTGAAAGAATACAAATGTCTGCTATATTTAATGATTTAATTATAGCGGCTAGAGGTGGCACAATTTTTACTGGGTCAACTTCTGGAAGTTGGACATCAAGAGCAACAAGTAAAGGTACTACAAATACTTATGATTTTGATAAGTATAATTTTAATGGCACTGATAAAATAATTATTGCTACAGGAGAAGCGGCGGCATTTACTTTAGATACTAGTTATTCAGAAGATATAATAAATGCAACAGGCGGCGGTACTGCACCAACTAATCCTAAGTTTGTAAAATCATTTGCAAACCATATGTTTTATGGTGGTATGTCTAATGCAACATCAACCTTAGTATTTTCTGGCCCTTATACAGAAGATGATTTTGATACAGGGGCAGGCTCTATTATTATGGGTGATGTTATCACTGGACTAAAAGTATTTCGTGATGAACTTTTTGTATTTTGTGAAAGTAGTATATATAAAATAGCAGGTACAAGCTCAAGTAACTTTGCAAAAGCCGAAGTAGCAAAAGGTATAGGTACACTAGCCCACCACTCAATACAAGAAATAGGTGGTGACATTATATTTTTAGCGGCGGATGGTATTCGTACTATTGCAGGTACAGCAAGAATTGGTGACGTAGAGTTAGGTACTGTATCAAAACAAGTACAAGATAGAATAAATGATATCGGTTATGATAATGTAACATCTTTAGTTATTAGAGATAAATCCCAATATCGTTTGTTTTACCCACAAACAACTGGTGGTGAAGCAAGCTCAAAAGGTTTAATAGCTGTTATAAAACAAAATCCTAATACACAACAAATGGGTTTTGAGTATGCAGATATAAAAGGTTTAAAAGTTTCTAGTTGTGATTCTGATTTAATTAGCAATGTAGAAACAACTGTATCAGGTGGCTATGATGGTTACATATACAAACAAGATGATGGTAATGTTTGGACAAGAGCAAGCATAACATCAACTATGGATGCAACTTTTCGTTCTCCAGATATGACAATGGGAGACCCCGGCGTTAGAAAAAATATGCAAAGAGTTAATGTTAACTGGAAACCCGAAGGTGAAGTAAGTGCTAGTATGTTTGTAAGATATAATTACGATGATAGTGACACTCCGCAACCAAACGCATTTACTTTAGAAACATCTGGAAGTGGTGCAATATTTGGAAGTGGTGCATTTGGTACAGCAGTTTATGGGCAGGGAGATTTACCAATAACAAGACAAGGAATAGAAGGCTCTGGTTTTGCAGTAGCTTTAAAAATAACAGACACAAGTTCTAACAATCCATTTGCATTGAGAGGATTTGAATTAGAATTTACACCGGGAGGAAGAAGATAAATGGGAGCAACATACACAAGACAAAGCTCTAGTAACATCGTTGATGGAAACGTCATTGAAGCGTCTGATTTAAATAATGAATTTAATCAGTTATTAGCGGCATTTGTTGCAAGCTCTGGACATACTCACGATGGTACTGCGGCAGAAGGTGGAGCAATAACTAAGTTATTAGGTACGGCAATTACTATTGGTGATGCAACATCTGGTACGGATATAGCAGTTACATTTGATGGAGAATCAAATGATGGTGTATTAACATGGATGGAAGATGAAGACTATTTTCAATTTTCAGATGATTTATTACTTAGTACAACAGAAAAATTACAATTTAGAGATACAGCAATATATATTAATTCATCTGCTGATGGACAATTAGATTTAGTTGCTGACACAGAAATACAACTAGCGGCTACAACTGTTGATATAAATGGTAATGTAGATGTGTCTGGTACTTTAACAGTAGCAGGTGCAGTAGACTTTGGTGATGCGGCTTTATCAAATGTAGGTGCTGTACAATTAGATAGTATATCTGGAGATGCAGATACTAATACATCAATTACATTTAGTGGCTCTGATGTTATTACAATAACAGCAGGCGGTGATGCTCAGTTTACATTTAACAATGGTTCAATAGTTCCATCTGTAGATAATGATATAGATTTAGGCACAAGCTCATTAGAGTTTAAAGATGCTTATTTTGATGGTACAGTTCATGCTGATGCAATAAACTTTAATGGTACTGCAATATCTGCAACTGCGGCTGAACTAAACATTATGGATGGAGTTACTGCAACAACAGCAGAACTTAATATATTAGATGGTGTAACTTCTACTACAGCAGAATTAAATTTAGTAGATGGTATTACAGCAGGAACAGTATCTGCTTCAAAAGCAGTTATTGTAGATTCTAATAAAGATTTAACAGGATTTAGAAACTTAACTATATCTGGTGACTTAACAGTATCCGGTGATGATATTACTATGGGTACTAATACAGCAGGTAACTTACTTGTAGCTGATGGTACAAACTTTAATTCTATAGCTGTAAGTTCTTTATCTGAAATATCTACAGTAGCTAATGATGATGTATTTTTAGCAATAGATACATCTGGTGGT